CCATCTATCCCCGAACCGCCCACTCCGTATTTTGCAGCATCCAAAAATTCTTCATCTAATTTATCTATTTCCTTAAGTGACCTTTTTATAAGATGTTTTATATCAGCGATATTATCTGTGTCCATCCCGTTCTCTAACATTAGATGAATATTCTTTATAGCCAATCTTATTTTTGGATGGGGCTGACTCAAACGGTTATCAAGAACTCTATCCGCTCTTGGCGGTCCTGAGAATTTTGCTTTCTTTAATTTATTCGTGAAAACTTCTCCACCTGCATTAGCATTTTCTTTATCTTGAGTAATACCATGCTTACTTGCTTGGGCCTTTGGTCGATTAATTATTTCAACAGTAGGCATTTCATCCTATG